TCCGTCAGCAGATGCTACTTTTGGTCCTGAGATTCGTAGTTTGTTCTCTAGTCCACCGGGCTATGTCATTGTTGGTGCAGACTCTAAGGGTAACCAAAACCGTGCTCTAGCCCACTATCTAAACAATGCTGCCTATACAGAAGCTATTTGTACAGGTGACATTCATGACTTCAACCGAAAGATTCTTGAGTCTATTGTTGGACCTATGGGACCAGACGGACGTAAGCGAGCTAAGGCTTTCTTCTACGCTCTGATCTTCGCAGGTGGTGCAGGCAAACTAGCGTTGATCGTTACAGGTCGTCGTGATGCCTCTGTTGGGCAAAAGATTAAAGATGAATTCCTCAGAAAAATCCCAGGCTTAAACGAGTTAGTTACTAAACTAGAGAAGATGTTTGACGCTACTAACTCTAAAACTGGTAAAGGTTACATCATGGCACTAGATGGTAGACCGATCTACATGGAAGGTAAGCGACTTGCTTTGAACTACCTACTACAGTCTTTTGAAAAAATCACTGTAGCTTCTGCTATTGATCAACTACAAACGAGGCTTGATGAAGGAGGGTTTGACTGGCAACCTCTAATTGTTTATCATGATGAGTGTCAGTTTCTTGTTCGAGAAGACCAAGCTGAAGCAGCTAAAGAACTAGCTCTTGAAGCTTTTAGAGAAGCACCAAAACAACTAGGAGCAATGATTATGGATGGCTCTGCAGCTATCGGTAAAAACTGGTATGAGACACACTAATGTCTAAGTATGGAATGACTCGAGAAGAGTATGAGTTATTTAAAGGTAAAGCACAGGTAGATCCACCTGAAACTTGGATCTCCTATGGCTGGAATAACAGCTTCAATGATGAAGTTGAAATTAAACACTTCCCTAACGATCTAGTTGCAAGAGCCTACTTTGCAGCTATGCAAGAAAACAACTATTATAAATTAGAAGGAATCAACTAATGGCTAACGTAATCCGCGCACAATTTCGAAATCAAGATGGTCGTCTAAACATCGACAAAGGTGTTCTAACCTTTTACGGTGGTGACAAGCCTGTAAAGTGGGATATCACTAAGCGTGAAACTACTGAGTTACTCCGTGAGTTTCTAAGCACTGCTTATACACTAGGTAAGCTGCCTTCACGTGGTATTGTACACAAAACACCTAAAAATTCCTTTGGTTGGAATGTAACGACTCCTTTTGTAGAACGTTATGATCTGCAAAATGAAAAACATTACACTCTGCTTCCAGGCACTAAACACACTAAAGACATCCTCTCAGCTATGGTCCGTGCAAATGTCAAGTAAAGCTATCTATCCTGAGTACTACACTAAAGAAGAGTACGAAAAGGAACTAGATAAAACTCTAAAACTGGGGTGCGTTGAACACGCACTCCTTTTTTACCATTTCTGTCAATATTGTGCTCTTCGTAATGAAGACTTTATTTCGACAGAAAAATATTACGACCTTTGTGATTTTCTCACAGATAACTTGTTATCTATTCACAAGAATTTACAAGAGTTCGTTGTCTATAACGATATCTTGGTTTATACTTGTAAGTTAGAGCCTGTAAAGCAAGGTGAGACTTTTACTAAAGGAAAACACTTAATCGAAGGTATTGAAAACCTTATTGGTCAACTCGATGAGCGAATCGATATTGACTACAAGTTAGAGGTAGTGGAAGAATTTGATAGCGTTAATTGATGGTGATGTTCTACTTCACGCAACACTCTGGGAGACTAGTAACTATGAAGATGCCTTGTCTAAACTACTATACAACATTGAAGATTACACTGATGGGGCCTTCTGCAATGAATGCGTCATTGCTGTTGGTCCGTTAAACGGTAAGAACTACCGAGACGACTTGTACCCTGACTACAAACAAACTCCTATGCGAGTAAAAGGTCGTGGTGAACGTCCTGAACACTTTGCTAAGGTAAAAGAGTACTTGTACTCACTAGAGAATGTTGTAGTTGGAGACAACATAGAAGCAGATGACCTGCTAGGTATTCTTAGTAGACAGCTAGGTGAAGACTGTGTCATTGTTACTGTTGACAAAGACATGGATCAGTTGTCTGGTAAGCACTACAATCCTAAGTATAATCGAGAGCGTTACTATATTCTCGATCAAGAACAAGCAGATCGGTTCTTCCTAAAGCAGTTGCTTATGGGAGACGCAATGGATAAGATTCCAGGCTTACCTAAGTATGGACCTATCAAGGCAGAAAAGATCATCGACTCGTATGACACTGTGAAAGAGGCAGCTAGTGCTGTTCTTGATCATTACTTTCTTACCTATGATAAAGACTGGGAGAGCTACTTCTTATCTAACGGAAAGCTACTTTGGTTACAACGTAAAGATTATGATTGGTTTACTCTAGACACCTTCAAGGAGAGTTTCCTAAATGATCGTACTGGAATTCCGGCTTAAAGACCTAGGTTACGCTTGTGTTACACGTCAAGAAAAGACAGAAAAACGACCAGTTACCTATAAAGTAGAACTGTGGGATAAAAATAAATTTTACCACTCTAAAACTTTTTACAACTTTGAGCAAGCAGAGTTGCACTACTGGGAACAATTGAAAAAGGAATTTTTATGAACTTAGCGAGGTTGCATTACTAAACAAGGCCATTGGGATTGCACAGGTTTAAAACTAGATCCTGCTGGTGCAATCGGCTTTGTTTACATGATAGTTTATACCGAAACTAACCAAAAGTATATCGGTAAAAAGAACTACAAAGGTAGGGGCAAGTTGAATAAAGGTCAGGCTTCCAACTGGAAGACTTACACAAGTTCTAGCTCCTACCTTAACGACTTAATAAAAGAGAAAGGTAAAGACAAGTTTGAGTTTATCATACTTGAGGAGTATCATACTGTTGGAGGTTTAAGCTTTGCAGAGACTTGGAGTCAGGTTTTTGTAGAAACACCAAGTAACAACGATGAATTCATGAATCGTTTCATTGATAAAGTAACTTGGAAAGTAACAGAACCTGTAACAGCTCGTCATAAGCGGAGGTTAAAACACTACATGAAGAAGTACAAGTATGTTTGAATATGTGGTTTATCTACCAGTGATTTGGTTTTTTATCTGCTACGTGCAAACTCACCGTCAAAGGGCAATTGTATACAAAGAGCTAGAGTACAACCCTGTAGTTTTCTTTAACTATAAAGAGGTTACCTTTGATAAGCATTTAACTAGACTGTTGACCTTTAACTGGAATTGGAGGCGTTGGTACTATGAAAGCAAGTAAAGAACTAGTTGATTGGTTAACAAAACAAACCTATGACCATGAAGGTTTCCCTCGTACAAATGAGGAACTTTTAGGTATTAGTGTAGGGACACTTCGAACTCTAATTGCTATTGTAACCTTTAAAGAAAAAGAATTTAATCGGGAACCTGATGGGAAAAGTATTACATCGTAACCAACCTTGCCTTCGTTGTGCTTCTAGTGATGCTGCTCAAATTTATGAGGAAGGTCCAGCTCACTGCTTCTCTTGTAAAGCCTCTTATGACTACAACAAAGAGTATGCAAAGAAACACGGTAAAGGAGAGATCGTCTATAAAACAGACAACTACCGAAGAAGTCACTACAAAAAAGAGATTGCCCTTGAAGATGTGATGGTGTTACCTTCTAGGGGATTTTCTGAGAGACTTATTACTAAAGCAGTATCCGAATTTTTTAATGTTAAGGCTTCTTATGATGAGAAAGGAGACGTAGACCGTTATTACTTTCCTTTCCCTGATTCTACAGGTACGGTTACTGCTGGATACAAAACTAAAAATCCTAAAGATAAATCAGACACTTACGCTATCGGAGAAGCTAAAAACCTTTTCGGCATTGAGCACTTCATGAATGGCGGTAAGCGTATTGTTATCACTGAGGGAGAAGAGGATGCACTCGCGGTTGCACAGACTAGTCTACTTAAGTATGGTAGCATCTATCCTGTTTGTTCTATGGGAGGAGTTAATCAAACTAATTATCTTCTAAAGAATCGTGACGTACTTCGAAAGTTCAACGAGATTGTTATCTGGTTTGATGCAGATGAACAAGGTCAAAAAGCATCTAAAGAAGCTGCAAAGATTCTTGGAGCTGACAAAGTAAAGATTGTCAAGGCTAATGAAAAAGATGCTTGTGACACACTAAAGAAGTATGGATCAGAGGAAGGCACTAAGAAAGCTTGGGCTTACATCTGGGATGCTAAACCCTACAGTCCTTCTGGTATTATTGCTGGTGAAGAGACTTGGGAACGTTACAACGAGTTTAAAAACCTAGAGTTTGTTCCTTGGCCTCCTTTCCTTAATCGACTAAATGAGTTGACTCATGGTCGTGCACTAAGCACTATTACTATGATTGCTGCTGGTACTTCAATCGGTAAGTCTACTATGCTTCGAGAAGATATCTTTCATCTTCTAAAAACAACTGAAGAAAAAATCGGTTGTATCTTCCTTGAAGAAGATGTAGGCGAAACTGTTGGTGGTATCATGGGTTTGTATCTGAACAAACGTTTAGGACTTCCAGGAGTAGAGATCACAGAAGAAGAAGAGCGTAAAGCTTGGGAATCTACTGTAGGTCTACCTAACCGTGTTATTCTTCTTGATCATCAAGGCTCTGTTAGCGATAACGGGTTGATAGACAAGATTGAATACATGGCTTTAAATGGTTGCCGTTATATTTATCTAGACCATATTACTATCGCAGTATCGGAGACAGAAGATGGCAATGTTAACGCTGCAATCGATCGATTCATGTCCGATCTACTTAAGATCGTTAAACGCCACAACATTTGGGTCGGAGTTGTATCGCATCTTAGAAAAGTTAAGTCGGGGGAAGACTCATTTGAGTCAGGTGCTCCAATTAGTGAAGATGACCTTAAAGGCTCTGGATCACTTAAGCAAATCTCCTTTCAGACTATTGCGATTTCAAGGAACAAGCTTGCAGAAAATGAGCTGGTTCGAAATCGTAGTCAAATCTACCTTCTCAAAGACCGGAAAACCGGAAATACAGGTCCTGCAGGTGCGTATCGATTCAACTCAGCTACAGGTCGCCTTGAAGAAGTTGAGAAAAAAGATGAGGACGACTTTGAAATAATTACAACAGAGGTAGCATAAAGTGACTCAGCTAGAAAAATTACAAGTGTTTGATATTGAGGCTACTTTAGATTTAGCTGCTGAGTTCAATACTCTTTATGGAACTTCTAAAAAGTTTAACCGAGCTAAGCTGAGAAGGATCTTAGAAGCTTCTCTCGTTTACGATAAAAACTACTACTGCTCTGTTTTAAAAGAAGAGAACAAGCTAGTAGGATTGCTAGTTGGTGTTGCTAGCGAAGGAATCTACTTTGATGATGTACTTGCCTCAGAGTTAGGTTGGTATGTCAAGCCTGATTACCGAGGGCGTAAGAGCCTAGCTATGCTTAAAGACTTTGAAACGTGGGCTAAAGAAAAAGCTAAAGCAGATTTTGTAGTTATGACTTATACTAGTAAGATGAGTAACTTAGGTCTGCTTTATACTAAGCTTGGTTATGAGGCTATCGAGTTCACTTACAAGAAAGCTTTGTAATGATAAAGGTAAAAGCTTGCAAATGGAAATTCCATGACATTCTGATTAATACCTTAAGAAAAGTTTATGTCTGCGAAACTTGTGGTGAAAAGTTAATAGTTGAACAGTATCAGTTACCCCCAACACTAGACACAAAAGTGGAATGCAAAAATGAATAAGCAGCAATACTACCTTCTAAAGCTAGCAGAAGAAGCAGCAGAGCTAGCTCAAGTAGCTATCAAGTGCGCTCAGTTTGGTATGGATGAAGTTCATCCTAACACTCTTGAGAAAAACTATGAAGCTCTTATTAAAGAGTGGAACGATGTCTGCGCTTGTGCTATTCTTGTTGAAGGTGAAGATCCTCGTTTTGAGTATGACCCTAACGCAGATCTACTTGATATGAAGTTTGTAAAGATTGAAAAGTATCGTAAGATTTCAATGGGTAATGGGATGAGTCATGACTAAGTTATACATCGCAGTACTAGATGAATTCCCTGACTACATGGTCCCCACTCTTGTAGCTCATGCTGTTCTTGGTGCTCATCTAACTTTTGAATTTAAGAAAGACTATGAAGATTGGATTGATAACAGTTTCAAAAAGTGTGTAGTTCGTGTAAATCAAAAAGAATTTGATAAAATTGCGGAGTTACCTGATGTATACTTAGCACATGAGAACCGTACACTAGAAGCACGTAAGGCTTGTGCAGTAGTTTGCCCTCGTGCGGAATATCCTAACGTACTGAAGTTTGCAAAGTTATGGAGTCCTAAGAATGGCGCATGATATCTGGGTTACTTCTGACACTCACTTCTTTCACGACAATATTATCCAGTACTGTGGTCGTCCTTTTGCTAATGCAGAGTTAATGAATGAGTGCCTTATTGATAACTGGAACTCTGTAGTAAAGCCCGGTGATAAGGTCTATCATCTTGGTGATGTTGGTATGGGTAAGAACTGCTATGAAGAGCTAGGTAGTCTACTAAGTAAGCTACATGGATCTAAACGGTTGATCGTAGGAAACCATGATGATATTCCATTCTTGTCAAAAGGTGGATGGTTTAAAAAAGTTTCTATGTGGCGAGTCTTTACTGAATGGAACCTTCTACTGACTCATGTCCCTATTCATGAAGCTAGCATCCATGAGCGTATTGTTGTAGCTGGTGGTGTTAATGTTCACGGGCATATCCATAATAACGATAGCCCTCCAGGTCCTTACTTTAACGCTTGTGTAGAACAGAATGACTACAAACCGATTGCGATCGAAGAAATCCTTGCTAAGTATAAAAAACTTCAAGGTAACAAAGACTAACCCTAACATGCTTGTGCCGTGGTATCTGATCACGGCCTACGCATACTACATACTAGACGAGAGTCTTATCACTGATGCTAAGTTCGACACGATGGCAAAAGAGCTGTTAGCAAACTATGACACTATAGAGCATAGGCATAAACAGTTGATAGATAAGGAAAATTTAGCTGCTGGAACGCTACTACTTGCTGAAGAAGATTACCCACTTATTGTAAAGGATATCGCAAATGAGCTTGTGGGACAAAGCAGCCGAGCTGCTGGAACTTGATAGAACCTATGTAAAGCAGCAGTTCTATATTGCTGTTTATACAAAAATCCATAATAAAGAACAAGAACGTATTGTAACAACAGTACTGAAACTTGGTTCACCTCTTAGCTATAAAGCAGAGACAATTTACAATAAGAAACGACGAGGGAACTATGGGCTTATTCGACAAACAGGTATCACGGAAACCTAATAACTATCCGGAAACACAACAATTCATCGATGCTATGTGGTCAGGCTTTTGGACTAGTAATGAATTTTCATTCAAGTCCGACTATGCTCAGTTCAAAACTCAATTAACTGAAGAAGAAAAAGAAGTAGTAGTACGCACTCTTTCTGCTATCGGTCAAATTGAAGTAGCTGTCAAAAGCTTTTGGGCACAGCTAGGTGATCACTTACCCCATCCTGCTATTAAAGACTTAGGTTATGTTATGGCTAACTCAGAAGTCATTCATAACATTGCTTATGAGAAGTTACTTACAGTTCTAGGTTTAGAAGCGGTATTCGAAGAGAATCTAAAGAAAGATGTCGTAGCTAACCGTGTCAAGTATCTACAAAAGTACCTTGAAAAGAAATATAAAGATGATAAGAAACAGTATGTCTATGCTATCTGTCTCTTCACTCTGTTCGTAGAAAACGTATCTCTTTTCAGTCAGTTCTATACTATGATGCACTTTAACCGTTTTGATAACGTGTTAAAAGATGTAGCACAACAAATCCAGTATACTCGAAATGAAGAAATGCTTCATGCACAAGTTGGTATCTATCTTATCAACAAACTGAAAGAGGAATATCCTGAGCTATTCGACGAAGAACTCAAACAAAGGATTAAAGAGGAATGCCAAGCAGCTTATGAAGCTGAAGCTAAAGTTATCGACTGGATCCTACAAGGGTACACTAACAAACACTTATCACAGGACATTCTAAAAGCCTATATTAAAAGACGTATTAATGACTCTATGGAACAGATTGGGTTTCCCAAACTAGAAGAGTCAACAGAAGAAAAAGAATTAGTAAAGCAAACACTTTGGATGGAAGAAGAAACACTAGGGTCTAACATGACAGATTTCTTTCACAAGCGTCCAGTCGAGTATGCTAAAAACAACAAAAGTTTCGATCTAGAGGATATTTTTAAGTGATGCAAGAACCTTGGTACTGGGTAACAAAAGATACTGTCGATTTTATGTCTAAAGGAGGTAGCTATCTTCGTAACGGAGAAACGGTACAACAACGAGTAGGAAACATCGCTAAACGATTCGGTGTAGTTGTTTCTAACATGCTAGTTGAGGCTGACTACAAGTTTGTAGATCAGTTAGAGGCTAAATTCTACGACTACATGTCACGAGGCTTCTATAGTCTAGCCTCTCCTGTGTGGTCAAACTTTGGTCGTGAAGGACTACCTATCAGTTGCAATAACGTTTATGTTCCGGATGACATGGGTGGTATTCTTGAAAAAGTAGCAGAAGTGGGGATGCAAACAAAACATGGAGCAGGTACTAGCGGCTATCTTGGTCACATTCGTCCTAGGGGGACTCCTATTAGGTCTGGTGGTTCAGCTGACGGTCCTGTACATTTTGTGGAAATGTTTCAGACGACCACAAGCGTCATCAGTCAAGGCACTACACGTCGCGGAGCCTGGGCGGGCTACCTTGATGTCGAGCACCCAGACATTCACGAGTGGCTCAACATGCGAGAAGAAGGATCACCGATTCAGGACATTTCGCTAGGGGTCTGTATTACAGACGCTTGGATGCAATCTATGCTTGGTGGTGATAAAGACAAACGTAAGGTATGGGGAGCTATTATTCGTAAACGTTTCGAATCTGGCTATCCTTATATCTTCTGGACAGACACAGTAAATAATGCAGCCCCAGAGGTCTATAAGGCTCTAGGGCGTAAAATCTACTCAAGCAACCTGTGTTCAGAGATTGCATTGTCTTCAACAGAAGATGAATCTTTTGTTTGCGACTTGTCTTCAATGAACATGGCTACTTGGGATGAATGGAAGGAAACAGATGCAGTTGAAGTCTTGGCTTTCTTCCTCGATGCTGTTATGGAAGAGTACATTGAAAAAACCGCTAACATCAGGTTTATGGAAGCGGCTCGTAATTTCGCTATTAAGCAACGCGCTCTCGGGATTGGTACTCTTGGGTATCATAGCTTACTTCAGTCTAAACTACTAGCCTTTGAATCAGAAGAAGCACGTGATCTAAACCGAACTATTCACAACTTTATTAACATCAGATCACTAGCTGCTTCTAAAGAAATGGCTAAGTTGTTTGGTGAGCCTGAACTACTGAAAGGTTATGGTCGTCGTAATGTCACTCTCATGGCTATTGCTCCTACTACTAGCTCAAGTTTTATCCTTGGTGCTGTATCTCCTAGTATTGAACCACTTGCTAGTAACTACTTCACGAAAGATCTTGCAAAAGGGAAATACACCTACAAAAACCCCTACCTTCAAAGTGTCCTCGCAACTCATGAAAAAGATACTGAAGAGGTATGGCGATCAATCCTCATCCGTGGAGGTTCAGTCCAACACCTCGAGTTTCTCAGTGAGCACGAAAAAGAAGTTTTCAAAACCTTCGGAGAAATCTCACAACTAGAAATTGTAATTCAAGCAGCAGATCGGCAAAAGTATATTGATCAATCGCAATCTCTTAATATTACTGTGCATCCTAATTCCCCTCCAAGTGATGTCCATGATCTTCTTGTTATGGCTTGGCACCTAGGAGTAAAGACGATGTACTACCAACGATCAACTAACCCTGCTCAAGAGTTAGTTCGAAACTTGTTAACTTGCTCATCTTGTGAGGCATAATGTACTACTTTATTACAAGAGATACTCCTCGTTGTGTTTACTGTGAAATGGTAAAGAATCTTGCTAAAAAGGCAGGATTAGACTACAAAGAGTTATCATTAGAATCTATGATTGAGTTTATGCAAGAGAATGGTTTAAAAACAGTTCCTGTAGTATTCAAAGATGCTGTATCTATGGAAAACTACATCGGAGGTGCTACAGAGTTTCAACGTCATGTCTACTCTGTATGAAGAATGGTGTTCCCTTAAACGAGGAGACATCATTAAAATCGAAGGAGAAAAAGTAGAAAGAATCGTAAGTCATTCTATTGGTCTAAGAGATTCTTGGGTTATAACTTTCCAAGATGTTTATCTTGTCGTGCTAATGGAAGATGAAAAGAAACTTCTTACTTTTGAAGTTGTTGGCCGCTATGTTTGCGGTAAAGACAAAGAACTACCCTCAACAAAGGCCCAGTGAAAACTGGGCTTTTTACTTAACCTAGCTAAGAGGTCCTAAAATGGATATTCAAACTGTACTACGTCAACATGCTGAAGGCTTTTACGATCAAATCTTTGAAGGTTATAGAAATAGCACTTATGCTATGACAGGTTATGTTGCTCACAATGATGATCCAGAAGGTAGTTATCGGACTAGAGGTATAGTCCAAGGAGCTTGCCATGCAGCAGTAAATAGTGCAATCTATCGAGACAAAGCTCTTGCTGTTATTACTATGGCAGATAACAAACTAGTAGACAACCAAGGTGCAATTCAATTCTACGACTGGCTAATTAATAAAAGCTTCTTCTCTGATGTGTTTCTTTGTAAAGACCCAGTACTAAGTCTTCGTTATGGTTTCGTTAAACGAGTAGACGTATCCGCGGCTAAGTGGTTAGGTGCTGCTCAGTTAGCTCGTTTAAGTACTAGTGAGTTTAAAAAGTTTATGCATGCAGTCTATGATATTCTAGCCTCAGGCTATGATATTCACCCTATGCTACTGCTACTCGTAGCTACTGAGCTAAATCTTGTTTCTGACAAGAAAACTGTCAAGGCAACACGAACTCCAAGAGTAAAAAGTCTTCGTGATAGTTTGCACTCTTCTAATAGTGCGCATCTACCTCTAGTGTACGCTGAGTCTATAGCTGCACTAAAAGATATGTGTAAAGATGATCCAAACAAACCTTTTGGTTGGGTAAATCAGATTAGTTTTACAGAAGGACGCTGGCCGTCAAACAGTAACTACATCTTGTCTCCTCTCGCTAAAGAGTATACAGGAAGAAACGAGTTTGAACTACAACAATCTTTCTCTGAGATTATGCGTGGTAATGGCTCAATGCTGTTTAACACTGCAGCAGAAGTAGTTGAGGTAGACTACGCTTCTTTGTGGCAAGATGCTATTGACGAGTTAAAATCATTTATTATCACAGACAAAGCTGATTCGAATGGAGTGCCTATCAACTTGACTCCAATCGAAATGCTTTCAAAACAACTCAAACTAGGTGAATAACATGGCAGCTAAGTTTCTAATGAGTCGCTTTGACTATGGTGTAGCTAGTCTTCTACGAAAACTAGGTTATCAAGAGGTTAGTGATAAGGAAACACCTGACTTCATTGTCTTTGGAGGAGGGTACGATGTTTCTCCTTCTTTATACAATGCTGAAAAGCTTAGAGGTACCTACTCTGACAGTGACGTTGACTACCAAGACTTCTGCACAGTTATTGCAGGTAAACTAAAGCAGATTCCAATGTTAGGTATTTGTAGAGGTTTACAGTTGTTACACGTAGCTAATGGAGGTACACTAATCCAGCATATCTCAGGTCATGCAGGAACACCACATCGCCTACTAGCTATGGATGAGGAAGAAATCGAAGGATGGGAAGGGTTAACTATCAACTCTTCTCATCACCAGTGTGTGCCTATCCATGAAGTAGACTACGCGGATGAAGTGTACGTAAGTCATGAAGGCTCTACAGAGGTAGTAGTAGCTACTAGTTGTGGATTCTTAGGCGTACAGTATCATCCAGAATACTCAAACTGCCCTGAAAATGCGGTAGACTTCTTTGCTGAACTAATGAAACATAAATTCCAAGGGATGCTATAATGTGTGGACTAGTCGGTATTGTGGGAGCAAATCTTTCCACTCTACATCTTGAGGCATTCAAATGGATGCTACATCTAGATACTGTTCGAGGAGAAGACTCCACGGGCATTGCTCTTCGTAAGTCTTTCGTAGGTAAGAAAAATCGTTCACAAGTAATTGTTGCTAAGACAGAAGGTCATCCTTCTAACTTGACACGTAAATTTCCAGAGTTGTTTGATCATAGGGGTATGCTGCATAATAAGCTGACTGAACGGTTTGACTTTTTAATGGGTCATAACCGTGCGGCTACTATTGGTGCAGTTAACGCCACTAACGCTCATCCGTTCCATCATGGATCAATCACTGGTTGCCATAATGGAACTATTAGCGGAGGACTGTTGGTTCTTCCGACAGGAGAAGCTATCTCTGGCCATACTGACTCTGAAAAACTAATCTTTGCTCTAAGCAAAGGTTGGTCTATCAAAAAGATTATGGATACTGTTACTGGTGCAGCGGCAATGACTTGGTGGGATTCTGAAAAGAAAACCTTCAATATTTACCGCAATAAAGAACGATCGTTATTCTTGACTCACAATGACACTAAAACAGTCTATGCTTATGCTAGTGAAGAGTGGATTCTACGAGTAGCTCTTGTAAAAGGCAAACTTAGTGAACTTGTTAAAAATATTAAAGAGTTTCCAGTAAACGAGCATGTAGAGATTGTTTTAGGTGACAACAAAATCGAGGAGGTAAAAGTAAACTCCGTAGCCCCTTTAGTAGTGAAGCCTACCAACAGTTCTTATGGGGATCGGAGTACGGGCGTTGTAACTACCTTTGCTAACAAGCATGTCAAGTTGTTAAACCATAAAAAGCCTAACTGGGCTAGCGAGGTTAACAAATCAAAAGAACCCTTTCGTCCAGCCTCCGGTTGGTTGGATCGATCATACATCACTAAAGAGGAGTTTGACAAAGATGCTCGAGACGGTTGTGCTATGTGCCAAACAGACTTGGAATACGAAGATCATGTAGAAGGATTTGTAAAGTGGATGGATAGAGAAACACCTATCTGCCTTGCATGTTCTAAAGAATGGAAACACGCTTCCTAACTAGAAGGACTTAGGAAATGACTATCATCAATAACGTAGAATTCCTTATTGGCTGTGACCCTGAAGTATTTGTTACTAATGCTAAAGGTGAGTTTGTTAGTGCTCACGGAATGATTCCCGGAACAAAAACAGAACCACTAAAAGTACGTAACGGTATGGTTCAGGTAGATGGTATGGCTCTCGAATTTGGTATCGATCCTGCCACTAATAAAAGGGACTTCGTCTATCGTATTAATGATGTACTAACTCAACTAAAAGAAATGCTGCCAGAGGGTCACAGTCTGTCAGTTTCGTCTATTGCCAAGTTCTCTCCAGAGATCATGGCTGCTCAACCTGAAGAAGCTCTTGAGTTAGGTTGTGATCCTGACTACAATGCTTATACTCTAGACAAGAATCCTCGCCCTAGGCTACCTGATCCTAACATTCGATCAGCAGGTGGTCATGTGCATATTGGTTGGGCTGCTGGGTTACCTACTCGAGACCCTAAGCATATCGAGGCTTGTGCTGCTCTAGCCGCAGAAATGGACTACTACATGGGTGCAGCTTCTCTTGCTTGGGACAAAGATGCTCTTCGTCGTTCTATCTACGGTGCTGCGGGTGCTTTCCGTCCTA